CACAGGGGACTGACTTTGAGAAGAGTTTGTTTCTCTTTGAGGAAGAAGGCTTAGTGATTCAGTGGTGGTTAGCCTTTCAGGTTGCTACTACTTATGGGTTGGATAAGGCTACTATGGATGATCGTCTTACTTGGACGTATGCCAATCATGCCCTAATCAGTATGATTGCCAATGATCCAATGGGGACAATCAATGAGTGGTCAGTAGCAGAGGAACCCTGGTGTTTCTTGGCTTCGTGTCTTGAGTATTACCACTGTGTGATTGTTGGTGATAAGAAGACTTCTGGTCTTCCTATTGCTGTGGATGCTACTTGTTCTGGTCTTCAACACCTCTCTGCACTTACGCTTGACCGCACGGCAGCTGAGATGGTCAATGTGGTTCCAACAGCCAAACCATCTGATGGTTATCTGATTGTTGCTAACAAGGCCAAGGAGAAGATACCAGAGCACCTGCACCAGCACATCACCAGAAAGGTAACCAAGAGGACCGTGATGACCACACCCTATGGTGTGACTCGTCACTCTGCTCGTGATTACATCCGACAAGAGCTTAAGGGTGTTACCCTTGAGAAAGGTGAACTCACCGAGATTGTCAAGGCAATCTATGACTTCGGTGTCAAGGAGATCTTCTCCGGTCCTGTGCTTTGTATGAACTTCATCCAAGGGGCAGTGAAGGAACAGATCAAGTCTGGCAAGGAGGTTATTGAATGGGTGACACCTTCTGGATTCCCTGTGATTCAAAACCTCAGGATCACACAAACAGAACGTATTGCCACCAAGCTGCTTGGCACCACCCTCACAGCAAACCTTGCCAAGCAAGAGCCAGGACCAGTGGACCTTGATCATCACGTCAGTGCTTCGGCTCCTAATGTGATTCATTCCCTGGATGCTGCGCTGCTTCACTGTGTGTTTGCTGATTGGAAGGGCCCCTTCACGGTCATCCATGACTGTGTGTTGGGACGTTCCTGTGACATGGATCTGATTGCCAAGGCAGTCAGGAATGAGTTCGTGTTAATTTACAAGGAGCCTGTTCTTCGGAACTGGGCTGATCAGATTGGTGCTGTCTTTGATGAGAGCATCATGAAAAACACTTTGGACATCAATGATGTTCAAGCTTCCCCTTACTTCTTCTGTTAACGATGATCACCTCCGAAGAATCTCTGGCTTACGTTGCAGAGGTTGCTGCTGATTACGAACTGGATCTTGAGATCACTGGTGTGCTGTTTGACCAGTACTCTGAGTATGTCAAGGAAGAGCCTGAGCTGACCTTTGAAGAGTTCATCAAGGATGAGTTCACAGCAGCCGCATGGATGTGCTGTGCTGCCTCTGGTGGTGGTGTTCAGGAATGCACCGAAGCTGCTGAGCAAGTGCTTGAGGCATTTGAATGATCAACTTTGAGCAGCTTACCGCCGACTATGGGTTTTCCTATGAGGAAGGCCTAGCGATCATGAGGTGGTATGATGAAGACCTCGGGGACACCCCTGAGAGCCTCCTTGCCCTCTTCCGAGAGCATGAGGACCTTGTGGCCAGCACCAAACTCACCGCCCTTCTTCCCAGCACATGAGCGACAACCGTTTCGTCTTTGCCACCACCCTTGAGGGCTACATCAACGCCTTGGTTCCCAGCGGTAAGTTCAACAACTGTTCCATTGGCTTTCGTATTCCTGATGAACTCATCCCTGAGTTTGATCAGCAGTATGAGAATGCCATTGAATGGGGCAAGAACAAGCTGGCTGGAAAGCGCAGCACAGCAGAACTTCCCAAGTGGGATGAGTCTGGCTATGTGAAGCTGAGCTATGGTGGTGACAGCAACAGCCCGATGTTCCCTTGGGTGGATACGGATGGTCAACCAATTCCTGTGAACACACAGATCTGGAAGGGCACTAAGGTTCGTGTCATTGTTGACCTGAAGCCTTATGTGTACACCACCAAGATTGGCCTCTCCTTCAAGGTCAAGGGTGTTCAGATCGTCTCTTTGAACTCAGGGAACGGGTCTGACTCTGGTGACATTAGTGAGGATGATGTGGCTGCTATCTTTGGTGTTGCTGATGGGTTCAAGGTAGGCAGTCCCAACTTCCAACCTTCCCCTACGGAAACAGCTGACGATCTTCCCTTCTGATGGCTGGCTACCGGAGCCGCCTTGAAGAAAGGTTGGCCCGGTGGTTGGAGCTTAATGAGGTTTTGTTTGAGTATGAAACTCTTAGGCTCTCTTACACTATCACCGCCAATTACACCCCAGACTTCATTCTTCCAAATGGTGTGATACTGGAAGCAAAGGGTTACTTCAAGCCTGTTGATCGTCGCAAGATGTTAGCAGTCAAGAAAGCTAACCCTGAGCTTGACATCCGTCTTGTCTTTCAGGCCCCATACAACACGCTTTCCAAGGAAAGCAAAACCACCTATGCTATGTGGGCCGACAAGAATGAGTTCATGTGGTGTTCCTCTTCCGATATTCCCCTCTCTTGGATTGAATGAAAAACGATGAGTCAGTGTTTGTTCGTCACGAACCCTGTCCCTCATGCAGTAGTAGTGATGCGCTCGCTCGTTACCAAGCGGGCGATGCGTATTGCTTTTCCTGTGGGTACTACGAACATGGTGATGGATCAGTTCTTTCTTCCCACAAGCCTCACACAATTATGGATTACTCTGGGGACATCATTCCCCTTCGGAAGCGGGCTATCCTTGAAGATACCTGCAAGAAGTTCAATGTCAGGTTTGACACTGCTTCTCAGGCCCTTCGGTTTCCTTACTGCAACTCCTCAGGACAGGTGATTGCGTTCAAGGAAAAGACTGCTGCCAAGGACATCACTTGGAAGGGCAAGAACGAAGAACATCAGCTGTTTGGCCAGCAGCTATTTGGTGGTGGCAAGACTCTTGTCATTACCGAGGGCGAGGAGGACGCCATGAGTGTCTGGCAGGCCCGTCCCAACTGGCCAGTCGTCAGTGTCCCCAATGGTGCCAACGGTGCCAGGAAGTCGCTGGAGAAGCAACTGAAGTGGGCCCTTGGCTTTGATGAGATTGTTCTCTTCTTTGACAATGATGGCCCCGGTCAGGCTGCTGCCAACGAGTGTGCTTCTCTCTTTCCACATGAGCGGGTATTCATTGCCCGCACTGACCAATACAAGGATGCAAATGAGGCATTAGTTGCAAAGGACACAGACGCCATCCGTCAGGCGATCTGGAACAAACGACAGTTTTCCCCCAAAACAGTCATCGACGGAATTGATCTCTTTGAGATCGCTAGTCGTCCCCTGGCTGGTAGGGACGCTAATTGGCCTTTCGACAGTCTTAATGCCGTTACTGGTGGTCTTAGACTGCGAGAGCTGGTCACCGTCACAGCAGGCTCAGGTGTGGGCAAGAGCACCCTCTGCGGAGAGGTAGCACAGGGGTTAGTTGACCAGGGCCATAATGTGGGCTACATTGGGTTGGAGGAGGGCCTTCAACGGACCGCCTTACGTCTCATGTCCGTCAAGGCCAACAAACCACTCCACATCAGTAATGAAATTCCCCAAGAGGAGTTCCGCCAAGCGTTTGATGCTTCCGTTGGCTCTGGCCACGTTTTTCTTCGTGACGGCTTTGGTTCCGTGGATCCTGAAGCTATTCTGAGTGACATTCGCTTCATGACCATGGCAAAGGGTGTTACCTGGGTTATCCTTGATCACCTAAGCATCCTTCTGTCTGGTAATGATTCAGGGGACGAGCGTAAGCTCATTGACGTTACCATGACCAAGCTCCGCAGCTTTGTTGAGGAGACTGGTATTGGTATGATTCTCATCAGCCACCTACGCCGACCACAGAATGACAAAGGACACGAAGACGGAGGAAAGGTTTCCCTTGGACAACTTAGGGGTTCCCATGCCATTGTCCAGTTATCAGATCTGGTTATCGCTATTCAAAGAAACCTCAGTGCTGGAGAGAGTCACTCAGAGCTGGTTGTATTGAAGAACCGTTTCAATGGAAAGACAGGACCTGCTGGATTCATTAGCTACAACAACGAAACAGGTCGAATGCTGGAAGATGCAACTGCTTCCTTCAAACAATCCAAGCTTACTCCAACAACAAGAGCACCCGATGACTACCTTGACTTCTGAGCAACAGCTTGAGATAGGCTACACTACCAAGGTTGTGTGCCTGACTTGTGACAATGAGGAGTTCTTCTTCAGCAAGATGATTCCCACTGGCAACTTCTGTAATAGCTGTGGTCGTCCTGATGTGATCACCGAAACCAAGTTTGCTGCTGATGAGGGTTCATGGGATTAAGGTTACTGTTTGACTGTGAGACCAACGGCCTGCTGCGCAAGCTCAGTGTTGTCCATTGCATTGTTGCGATGGATCTGGATACCAAACAGATCTTCCGTTTCAATGACCAAGGTGGTGAGCACAGTGTGACGGATGGGGTAACACTTCTCCTGGAAGCAGACGAGCTGTGGGGCCACAACGTTGTGGGTTATGACATCCCAGCCCTCCAACAAATCTATCCATTCTTTCAGCCAAAGGCCGTCACCTTTGACACCCTGATCCTGTCTCGGATGTTCTTCCCTGACATCCTTGCCCGTGATGTGCGGAAACGCCCCGCAGCAATGCCAGGGCAGCTCTTCGGACGCCACAGCCTGGAGGCCTGGGGCTATCGTCTCACCGAATACAAGGGTGAGTTTGGTAAGACCACAGACTGGTCTGATTGGTCACAGGAGATGGAGGACTACTGCGAGCAGGATGTTGCCGTCAGCATGAAATTAGTGGAGTTGTTCACCCCTAAGCTGAACGACTACCAAGATTCCATTCGTCTGGAGCATGACCTTGCCAGGATCATGGCAAAGCAGGAAGCATCAGGGTGGCCCTTTGACGTGAGGGCAGGACAGCAGCTTGAATCAACTCTCCGAACAGAGATGGATCAGCTGGCTGAGGGGATGAGAAACATCTTCCCCTATGTGGATGGTGGTCAGATGATTCCCAAACGTCCCAACCAGACCAAGGGTTATGTCAAAGATGCACCGTTCACCAAACTCAAGGAGTTCAATCCCACCAGCCGTCATCACATTGGCTGGGCCTTCATGACCTGGCGAGGATGGAAGCCAGAACAGTTCACCGACACTGGCACCCCTAAGATTGATGAGGGCATCCTGATGGGTCTTGATACCACAGAGGCAACCACCTTTGCTCGTATCTTGGAACTCCAGAAAGGGGTAGGACAACTCAGTGACGGGGCAAACGCATGGCTGAAGATGGTAACACCCAAGGGTCGCATCCATCACCAGTGTATGCTTGCAACCAACACAGGTCGTAACGCCCACAGCAAACCAAATCTTGGACAGGTAAGTAGTGATCCACGATGTCGTGCGCTTTTTTTGCCCGGAAACGGAATGCGTCAGGTCGGAGCTGATGCTTCTGGCCTTGAACTTAGGATGCTTGGTCATTACCTTGCCTATTTTGATGGGGGGTCTTTCGCTGACGTTGTTGTTAATGGTGACATTCATCAACAGAATGCAGACCGAGTTGGCTGCTCAAGAAAAGCGGTCAAGTCTCTCACTTACGCATTCATTTACGGTGCTTCCGACAAAAAGATCGGGCTCACTATGGACAAGAGTTTGGGTGATACTGAAGCCCTGAGTCTTGGTAAGGACATTCGTAAGAAGTTCCTTGCTGCTATTCCTGGTCTTGATGATCTCCTCATTGCTGTTAAGAAACGAGCAGAGGGTGATGTTCTGATTGGTTTGGATCAGCGTCCCATTAAGCTTCAAGGTAAGAAACACGCAGCCCTGAACTACTTGCTTCAGAGTGCTGGTGCTATCGTTTGCAAGCGATGGAATGTGATTGCTTACGAGTCACTGACCAAACTAGGATACCAATGGGACATTGACTACCAATGGCTTGGTTGGATCCATGATGAAATTCAATTAGCTGTCCTTCCACATCTTGTCAATGACTTCAAGTTCAACCTCGAATGGGCAATCGTCCAAGCAGGAGAGTACTACAACCTCCGAGTCCCACTCGCCTCCGAAGCGAAAGAAGGGTCATCGTGGGCAGACTGCCATTGATCTTAGGATTGATGCAGACTTCTACGCTTACCGTTCCTGTCAGGTCAACGAGGAGGAACTTGATTGGGGGCAGGATGTCATCACCATTGTGAGCAACCTGAAAGAGGTCATCCAAACCTTTGAGCAGGACATCAGTAACCTCAGGACACAGTTCGACACCACCAATGTCACACTGTATTTCTCTGACACCAAGAACTTTCGAAAGACGGTTGACCCCGAATACAAAGGCAACCGAACAAAGCGTAAGCCTGTTGGTTATCACAAGTTGCTTGATTGGTGCCGACAGCAGTATCCTACGGTCACCATCCCTCTCCTTGAGGCTGATGATGCTCTTGGCATTCATTGCCACAATGATCCATCCCATTTCGTTCTGATCAGTCCTGACAAGGACATGAAACAGATCGCTTGTCGGTTGTTCAACGGCAAGGAGGAAGTCACCACCACCAAGGAACAGGCTGACTACTGGTTCTGGACCCAGTGCCTCACAGGAGACCCTGTGGACGGCTACAAGGGTGTGCCTGGTATTGGTGCCAAGGGTGCGGAGAAGCTGCTTGCAGAGGCACAGGGCAATGAGTGGGAAGTGATCAGTGGTGCTTATGAGAAGGCAGGTCTGACTGAGGAGGATGCCCTCCGCAATGCTAGGCTTGCCCGGATCCTCCGCCCTAATGAGTACAACTTCACAATCAAACAACCCATCCTGTGGAACCCACCAACCAATGAGTAAGCACGATCCAGCCCATTACCAGCAAGGCAAGATTCAGGTTTGGGACTTCATTATTGACCAAGACCTTGACTTCCTGTCTGGTAACATCATCAAATACATCTGCCGTGCTGGCTACAAACCCCAAGAAACTGAACTCGATGACTGGCTCAAGGTCCGTGCCTATGTTGAACGAAAAATCAGAGCCATCAGTGACGCCCAGCCTCCTCACACAGGCTATCCTGTTCCGTCAGGCGATGGAGCAGCCCATTGGGTCCCCTGATGAGAATGTCCACGAACTTCAACACAGCCTTATTCGTGAGGAATATGGTGAGTTCTGTGATGAGTATGAGACTGAACTCGATGGTGGCTCTCTGGAGAACCAACTCAAAGAGTTAGCAGATCTTGTCTTTGTCTGCTACCAGTATGCCGCTGCCCGTGGCTGGGACCTTGACTCGGCAATGAACCGTGTCTTCCGTTCCAACATGAGCAAACTCGTTAACGGAAAGCCCCTCCGCCGCGATGATGGTAAGATCATGAAGGGGCCAAACTACGAACCACCCATCCTTGAGGATCTCCTCTGATTATGAAAACGCCGAACATTATTGCTCGCACAGGACGAGTTCAAAACTGGATCACGGATCCTACTTCCCGACTTCCTGTGTCTTGCACAGTGTTTGTGGTTCAGGATAGTATGGAAGGGCCTGATGGAATTGAAGCGTCTTGGCGCTTTGCTTCCCATGCCCTCCGCAATGGTGCTGGTGTTGCTATTCACCTCAGCAACCTACGTCCCAAAGGTGATGAGAATGGAAAGGGCCTGACGGCTTCCGGTCCAGTCTCCTTTGCCAAGATTTATTCCACCCTCAACGAGACCCTTCGTAGGGGTGGTCATTACAAGAATGGGGCGGTTGTGATCCACCTGGATTACGATCATCCTGATGCTCTTGAGTTTGTTAATGCCAGCCGGGCAGAACTGCCTTGGGTGAAGCGTTGTCTGGATGTTGACCAACACTTTCTAACAGATGCCGACTTTGATCTGATTGCTGCCACCATTGAGGGCATCAAGCGTGGTGACATCTGGCTGAACAAGATGCGCTTTGATATTGAAGGAGCACGGATCTATGGCAACGTCTGTCTGGAGGTGTATCTGAAGAGCCGTGGCACCTGCCTGCTTCAACATGTGAACCTGGGTGCTTGCACCAAGGACAACATCGTTGGGGCCTTTGAGGAGGGTATGACCAGCCTGGTTCTTCTTCACGGCAAGACTGGTGTTGGTGACACTGGTGAGTATCTGACACCTGAGTTTGATCGCCAGGTTGGTCTTGGGGTGTTGGGTTTGGCAAACTTCCTTGCCTATCACCACATCACCTATGCCCAGTTCGGTGAGGCCCTTGAGCAGTACCGGACCAATCAACCAATCAGCAGCACTGCCTATCGCCTGGTGTCTCAGATGGCACTGGGCATTGAGAAGGCTGCCATCATCGCCCGCAAGGCTGGTATGGTCCGTGCCTTTGCCATTGCCCCTACTGCCTCCTGCTCCTACAACAACGTGGATCTAAGGGGCTACACCACAGCTCCTGAGATTGCCCCACCCATCTCACGCAACGTGGATCGTGACAGCGGCACCTTTGGTGTTGATGCCTATCACTACCCTCCTGACATGGAGGTTGCGTCTGAGGTTGGCTGGGACAACTACAACAAGGTGGTGGATGGTATGGTATCGCTGTTCCGCAACACCATGCTATTCCATGGCTACTCCTACAACAGCTGGAGTGATGTGGTTACCTATGATGAAGACTTCATTCAGAAGTGGCTTCTTTCTCCGCAGACATCCCTCTACTATTCCCTTCAGGTGATGCCTGATGTGCTTGCCAAGGATGATGCAATGGCTGCCCTTGATGAGGAGTTCCATGAGTTCTTCAAGTTTGATGAGGATCCTCTTGAGGAAGTTCCTCCGTCTGATGATCGTTGTATTCCCTGTGGAGAATAATTGTGACTGTTTCGCCTTATGATCAGGTCATCTCTCGAAAGCGTAAGTGGACGCCAGTTGCCGTTCGCAAAGGTGACCTAGTTTCTGGTTCCGAAGATGCCTTCTTTCGTGCTCTTGCTTTGCGTAGTCTGGAGTTGCCTGTCGCTGATTTCCTTCGGCAGGGTCTTGAAAAGGAACTTCCCAAGACTGCTGGTGTTGTTGAGGCTCTCACCTCAAACATCCAAGATGAGGAACGTCATGATCAAGCCTTTCGTTATGTGGTCGCTGCTCATGGCTCTGACCCAAAGGCAGAAGCAGAAGGACAGCACATCCTAAGGACATGGCTTGAGGCACCGGAGCATCCGATCCTTAAGGCAGCTATTCTTGAAAGGAGTGTTTTCTTTGTCCTACTGCCCTTCTACCGATTCAACGGAGACATCGGAGTCCGAACCACAGCAGCAGACATCAGCCGGGACGAACAGACCCACGTTGCCATCCACAGCATGGTCTGCTCCGAGCTTGGCCTCCGGTCCACCCCCAGCCTTAATCGCCTACGTCGAGCGACTGTGGGATGGATGATGGATGGTCTGACCAGTACCACCAACAAGTACCTCAGCAAGGACTTCTGGATCAGCCAGTCTGATTCCCTGTATGAGCGTGGCAAGGCTCCTGGCCTGTCCGACACTCAGCGGGCCAGGATGCCTGCGTTCTTTGAAGCCAGCAACACTGATCTTCCCCAGTATGGTTGATGCCTACTTTGATGCCACCGAACTTCCCCTCACCGACGTGGTGGGGGGACGTGTGGATCTTGATCTTCTGATTGAGGATCT